TGATGAAGCAGCAGTGTATGCAGAAATTTTAAGGAGTCTCAATGTTAATCAGCAAGGACCAAGCCCTGAAGGCGAGAGCATGGGTGAACAATCAGGAGGCATGGGAGGCAACGGAACAGTTCCTGCAAACACAGGTCCAATGGATGCTACAGGGACTGGCAACGGAACAATCGGAACCGGCGTTGCGCCAGGCCCAGGGGAAGCTGGCTTTGCTGCAACAACTTCTCCAACTGAGGACATCGGTTAACGAGGTAATGAAAAATGTCAATTAAAGGTTTTTTAGAAGCAAAAGAAATGCAAACGGGAGGTATGCTTCAACAGTCATTTACTGGTCTTTTTGCTAATCAAAGTAGGCGCGACCCGTCTGGGGCAGAATATATTCCGCCTACATACGCGCCACCTAAACCACCTACTATTGAACTTCCTCCTATTACCCCTCTTCCTCCGACTGCACCGACTACTGAAGAAATAGCACAGCTTGATCCAGGTAATGTAGGAAGCCATGCAGATTATAATTACAATGTAACAGATGCAATAGCGGGTGCAGCTAAAGCAGGAATGGGACCGTTTACTCCTGCTCAAATAGGTATGCTAGAGCCATCGCTTGCAGCAAGTCTTGCAGCTTATGTGCAACCAGAAACTGCGGTGTCTCGTACGCTTGATGCAACAATTGGACAAGCTATTCCATTTACTCCTGAAGGTAGATTAGGTTATTCACTAGCTGCTGGAACTAACCTATTAGGACTAAGTGCTCTTTCTTCACAACGAGGACTTACTGGTGAAACTTTAACAGATCAAGTTAGTAGAGCATCTGCTGCTGTTACGTCATTATTTTCAGACAGTACACCAACAACGACCACGCCATTATCAGCAGCAGACACACAATTTACAGGAAGACCTTCTAATACAGTTCCCACAACTCCTGGCGTTCAATACTCAAAAGGCGATAAGGGTACGCCTATAATGACATCGTTTTATGGAACACCCTTTGGTGCTGATAAAGCAGCAATAGCTAGAGCAGAGGCAGCATCAAAAGAAGCAGTAGCAGCAGTATCAACAGCAGGGGTTGGCGCAGAAATGTTTGATGCTTTTGGAATGGGTGGAGAAGTTAGCCCTAACTTTGCAATTGGTGGTAGCGGTTCGTATACTTCTTTTGGTCATTATGGTGCTGGCATTAGTCAAGCAGATGAAATTACTATAGGACAAACTGGTCTTGCAAGTGGTGCTTTTGCAAGTGCAGCAGATGGAAAAGATACTATCGATACAATGGTAAGTAATGGTTACAATGAAGCACAAATTACTGCTGTTTCTAAAGGAGAATTAGACGAAGGTGAACTTGATAGTTTAGCACAAGCAGTTGGAATGGAAGATGCTGGTGTTAGTGGTGGTGATGCAGATTCTGTAATCTGTCAAGAACTATATGACCAAGGTTTGCTTGAGCATTCTATCTACAGCCTTGATGAACAGTTTGGCGAGCATATTCGTAAACATGATTCTGATCTTTTAGAAGGTTATCATACTTGGGCTTATAGTGTAGTAAATGCTATGCGTAAGTCTAAAACAATTACACACATTGTTCGCATTGTTTCTCGTCCAGTTGTTAAGCATATCGCTTACAAAATGGGATACCCATCTAAAACACTTCTTGGCGCAGTTATGTTTAACGTAGGCGCTTTTGTTTGCCGACGTTTAGCTAAAAAGGAAACGGTTTATGCTTAGACCAGCAGAACTAGTAACGCTTTTAATTAACACGGCAGACGCAGTTTCTAAAGTTGACTTTAGTAATCCTGCTGCACGTAAAGGTTATATGCAAATTGAGCGTACTTTTACAGAAGCACTTCCAATGTCAATTAAAAAGTTTATGGTACAAAACATTCCACAAACTCCTTTTGATAATGAAGAAGTAAAAATTATGGGTGACACTTACAGGTTAAAGGAACTTGTAAGTAGTATGCAATACGGTGGCCGAGTACAAGGTATGCAGTTTGGTGCAGAGCCACAAGCGTTTGATGCACCTCCAGAAAATGTAGTACGTGTTCCTGCTGGGGAAGTAAAGGATGAAACTGCACCTGTTGATAATGAGTTAAAACCATTAAATGTTAAAGAAGATTCGGTACCTTTTGAACTACGTGGCGCTGATGAAGAAGAGCAGGGCGACTTTGTAGTAAACAGTTATGCTGTAGAGGTAGAGGGTAAGCAAGACCTTGAGAAAATGCTTACTGATAGCATTATGGCGGCAGCAAAAGATGGTGTAGCTGTACAACCTACTGGTGATCCTTCTCAGTATACAGACAAAACAAATCTTGTTGATGTCATTCTTGGCGATGGTGAAATTATAATTCCAAAAGAACTAATTAAATACATTGGTCTTGATAAACTTACGAAGATTAATAATAGGGGTGTAGCAATGATGAAGGCTGTAGAAGCTGCTACTAAACAGGGACAAGCACAAGCACAGGAACCAGTACAATGAGTTTTGAACCTAGTCAAGAAGATATCAACCGGGCTAACCCTGATGTAGGAATTCAAACTTTAAAAGCAGAACTAGCTGCTGAAGGCAAAACCATTGCCGATATTTCTGATGAAGAGTTGGGCAAACGAGCAAGGCAAGTTGGTCTTGATGCAGATGAAATGCAGAGTCAGTATAGTATTAAACGTAGGCCGGGAGAAGGCTATGGCTTTGAAAAAGTAAAACAAAGAACTGCTGCTCAAATCATCCGTGGTAATCAAGAACCACCTCCTGCTTTTTTTGCGGGTATTCCTGAAGCTATGCAACAAGCACTAGCTGGTATTAATCAAGAACGTGTTGCTGAAGGAGTATCAACTGGTATTGAGAATACAGCACCAAGTTTTCCTATTCCCACTGAAATAGGCAGAGGAGCAACAGTACCTCCGGTTACAACAGCAGCACAAGGTAGTAAAGTAAGAGGTTTAAGTAGTCCAGAGTTATCTAAATTAGGTTTTGGGACCGGTGCTGAAGCTGATGACGACAGTGATTTTGTAGGAAGAGTTATTCCTAAAATTAGTAAAGAACTCGAATCTTTAAGAGCCGGTAATGAGGCTATGAGACAAGAGCAAATGGGCGCAAAACGTGGAGAAGAAGAACTATTTGAAGCAGAAAGAAAATTAAGAGAACGAAATACAAGAATAGCTGATGTTCTTACTCAAAAATCCAGAGGCATGGGAAAAGAAAGTACGCCAGAAGAAAGAGCTTCTGTTATTAATGATTTGGTAATTACTTCTTTTGAGGGAACTTATCCCGGCGAAGAAATTGTGCCTGACGATCCTCGATATAAAGAAATTCAAGACTATATACTTTCCGAGTCTTATACAGCTATTTTTAAAAAACAAGGTTTAAAAGAAAATGAAGTAGGGGTTGTTGTTGACCCTGATACTGGATTATTTAAAGCTGTTTCTAAACCTATTAAACCTACTAAGCAACCTTTGCAATCAGGCGTGGGTCAATCAGGAGATGATCGTGGGCTTCCTGATGATGTTCGAGAGGTTTTTAGACCTAACGATGTACAGTTTGTAGATACAACTTGGAAACATTATACAGGTGTGCTTACTCCTGAAAAACGAGAACGTGCGCTTAATGATTTAAAAGTTTATGAAACTCTTTCTAAAGAAGAAAAATTTCCACCTGAACTTATGGATGTTGTTAAAATTGTTGCCGCAAGTAAACCTGGTTTTGGCGCTGGAAGGCAATTAAGCTATACAGAAATTAAAGACTATCTTTCGCGTATTTCGTATGTTGAATCAAAACATAAAAACATTTCTCAAATTGGGGGCGGTCCTGCGGTGTCAGCATTTCAAGTTGAGCCTAGTACTGCTGAAAGTTTAATTAATCGTGAAAAATTTTCTAGGAAATATTTTAATTCTTCAGATTTTAACGAAGCACTAGATGATGAGTTTGATCGTCTTGTTGAAACAAATCCAGAACTAATGTCAGGCTACATTTCTTATAAAGAACAGGGAGAAAACAAGGCTGTATATAAAGCAATGCAAGATTTATCTATAGCACAACTTACTAAACTAATGTCAATAAGTCCTGCCTTTGCTGGTTCAGTAGCATATGCAAAAATAATTACTGGTTTAAAAGGTAACAAAAAAGGCAAAAGTATTAAAAATGAAAAAGGTATGTAAATGATTGGTTTAGGAATTGTCGGCAATCTTCTTGGTGGTGTACTTAATGTTGCGTCCACGCATCTTGAAAGTAAAGCTGTTGTTAAAAAAGCTAAAGCAGAAGCTGAAGCAGAAGTTTTAAAAACAGTTGCAACCCACGAGAGTAAGTGGGAAATGGCGATGGCTAAGTCGTCCAATGACTCTTGGAAAGATGAAGCATGGACTATTCTTTTTATTGGAGTAATTGTTTGCTGCTTTATTCCCGGTCTTCAAGTTCACATTGAGCAGGGTTTTTTTGTACTATCTAACTCAACACCCGAATGGTTTCAATACGCTGTGTATATGTCAATAGCTGCAAGCTTTGGTGTACGTGGTATTAAAAAGTTTATTAAGTAAGATGGATTTAGAAATTCTTTTTGACCAGCTTAAAGACTTTGAGGGATTAGAACTTAAACCCTATCGCTGTACGTCAGATAAACTTACAATTGGATTAGGCCGTAATCTTGAAGACAACGGTATCACTGAGGAAGAAGCTTACTACCTAGCTACCAACGATCTTGATAATCTAATGGATGAGCTAGATCAAAACATTCCTTGGTGGGATGACTTAAACGATCCACGCAAACGAGCTTTACTAAACTTGGCGTACAATGTAGGTACTCCAACTTTAATGAAGTTTAAGAAAACACTAGAGCATTTAAAGAATGGCTTCTACACAGAAGCTTCTGAAGAAGTTCTCCGAAGTCGATGGGCTGATCAGGTCGGACGAAGGGCTACTTTTATTTCAGAAGTTTTCAAAACAGGTGTAGACGACTAACTGACGGCCACCTAGCGTAAGCTGGCCCCGTCAACAACAAACCAACGTGGCTACCCAAAGTTTTCACTTTGGCCCCAAGGAGGTATACATGACTAATCTCGATGAAGAAAGAAAACCATATCAGAATGACTACAGGCAGAATCTTTCAGAAGAGGATGCTTCAGAGGAAACAGAGGAAGAAACGGACCCTTCAGAAAAAGAAGCTACTTCGTTTATTGATTCTGATAAATCTGGTAAGGCAACACACGACTATAAAAAGCGTTATGATGATTTGAAAAAACATTATGATCAAAAAGTAGAAGACTTTAAAAAGAGTAAAGAAGAGTATGAAGCAAAAATTACTAGCTTTGATAGTCCAACTTTACCGGCAGGTGCAACTTCTCAAGAGATGGAATCTTTTAGGGAAGACTATCCTGATGTTTACAAAGCGATGCAAACAATTTCTGCTCAACAAGCTGAAGAAAAATCCAAACAGCTTGAAGAAGAGATTGCTTCGCTTAAAGAAAAAGAAGTACAGTTAATTCAGGAGCAAGCTAAGAAAGAACTTACTAATGCTCATCCTGATTTTTTTGAACTTCGAGAAACAGAAGAGTTTCTACAATGGTTAGAAGAACAACCCGCTTCTATTTCAAATGGTATTACTCAAAACAATACTGATTCTAAATGGGCTGTTCGTGTTGTTGATCTGTATAAAGCTGACAAGGGATTAGTTAAGTCCAGAAAGAAGCAGTCAAAATCTAACGATAAAGCTGCTGACTTTGTTCCTACAAAGAACAAGGTTGTCACAAATACTAAGACTGATCGTATCTGGACTACTGATGAAATTTCTCGCCTACGCCCAGACCAATTTGATAAATTAGAAAAAGAATTGGAACAGGCTAATCGAGAAGGAAGAATTAGACCTTAACCAAAAACTTTAACGGAGACTATTATGGCTTACTCAGTTTCGGCTGGTTACGAAAACCTACCTAACGGTAATTTCGTCCCAGCTATCTATAGCCAAAAGGTTCTTAAATACTTCCGTCGTGCATCGGTTGCAGAAGCAATTACCAATACCGACTATGCGGGAGAAATTGAAAACTTTGGCGACACTGTGAAGATTATTAAGGAGCCGACGATCTCGGTTTCTGAGTACACTCGCGGTGCTACAGTTAACCCCCAAGACTTGACGGACGCTGAGATTACTCTCACGGTCGATCAGGGCAACTACTTCGCTTTTAAGGTTGACGACATTGAAGAGCGTCAGAGCCACGTAAACTTTGAGGCTCTTGCTACCTCTTCGGGTGCATATGCGCTCAAGAAGGCTTATGACTACAATGTTCTAAAAGCTATTGCTGACAACGCTACCGCTGGTAGTGGCCTTGGTTCTGCTGGTTCTGCTATTTCAGGCAACACTGGTAACGAGCTTGCTAACTACATTGCTAAGTTTGCTCGCCTTCTTGACGAACAGGATGTTCCTGAAGAGAATCGTTGGTTTGTGGCTCCGCCGCAATTCTACGAGGTTCTTCGTCAGGCTGATTCCAAATTGATGGATGCAAGTGTTACGGGCGAGTCGATGAGTCCTCTTATGAATGGTCAAGTTACCAATCGTAAGATTCATGGCTTTACCCTCTATCAGTCGAATGCAATGGTTGTTGGCTCACTTGGGACAGCAGCGGCAGCGACCTTCGGTCCTGTTGCTACAAGTGGAGAATCTTTTGCTCTTGCTGGTCATATGAGTGCAGTTGCTACTGCCTCTGCGATTGCCAAGACTGAAGTTGTCCGCGACCCTAACAGCTTTGCTGACATTGTTCGTGGCCTTCACGTTTTCGGACGTAAGGTTCTCCGTGGTTCTGGTGATGGTTTTACTGGCGCGCTCGTCGGTGTAACCGATCTAGACAGTTAAAGGAGGGCATAGAAAATGGCTACTTACAATCGCACTTCCTCAACTGGGGGTACTGTCGGGCATCCGGCTAGTGCGCTCAAATCATATGTTATTACTTCGCCGGTTTACGACGCAGTTGATAACACGGACCTAGAACAAGGTGACATTGTTCAGTTGATTGATCTTCCTGCCGA